TGTTTTTATCCAGCCGTGTTTAACATCGTTTTCATTTAAGCCCATTTCGTTAGACTTGTCCTTAATAGCCCGATATTGCTTAATTAGGTCGAATTCTTGCGGACTTAATCGCACACGTGGAACGCCTTTGCTTACTACTGGGCGCCCGCCTTTGTTTTTATTCATTTGAAAAGTTTAGGTAGAAGTTTTAACCTACTTCTAAAGGTTTCGCTAAAAGATAACCTTGTAAGGAATCCTATAACGAATGCAATTATAACAAATAACCAATTAATTTTTGTCTTTGTTATGTATTTATTTTTATATTTTATCTTTTCAACGTCCGATTTTAGGACTTTTGTTTTGTATTTATATTCAATCTTAGTCTCAAACCGCGTTTTAGGTACGTAGGAACGCTTATAACGAACGATTGTATCTTTTTGGACTATTACCTTCTCCCAGAAAATAGAGTCCCTTAAAACGTACGGAATTGAGTCAATAGATGAAATGGTAATTGTGTCGCTATCCACGTCGCAGCTATAGCCTTTTTTAATTGCCTTGCGTAAATGATAGTTCACGCTGCAACTTGTCGCAAATATAGTAGAAATTAGCGACAGAATTATAATTGAAACCCTCATGTGTTAAAGGTTTTGGAGCATTTTAATTACGCGGGGGTCTGGGTACATGTCGCTTTTGTCTTTACGAACCGAGTTATGGGTAAAGATTCCTTTAGCCCCTTTAAATGCTTCTTTGTCAATTGCCCAGATTTCAGAACGATAGTCTTTTGGGATGTCGTAAGTTTCGCAAAGGTATTCGACTAACTGGCGTAAAGACTCTATTTGTGCGTCGCTATATTTATACCAATATTTATAACCCTTGTAAGGTGTTTCTAGTTCAGTAACGTAAGACGGATTAACTACACCGCCAGCGTAATTATAATACTTGTCGCCTTTCTTTTTAAGGTAGCCCCAATTGCACACCTCTATACCTACTGAAAGTTTATTTAAGTTGGAATATTTAGCGCCATTACGTGCAAAGTCTTCTTGGTCTATTCCTAAATGCCACGCCCAATGCTTAGATGAAAAACATTGAACGATAGTTCCGTTTTCACCAATGATAAAAGCCGTAGCTATTCGGCTATCGTTACCATTCCAATATCTACTAACCCCTTCTGCATTTCCATTTCCCGCCGTGTGGTGTAAATAGATTTGAGTTTTAGGTGAACTTTCAGCAAAATACTGATTGTCTTTTAAACGTACTTGTTTAATAGCTTGAATGTCTAGTTTTTTCATCTTAGTTCGTCGAAATTTTCTTTAGATCGTTTAACAAAATTTATAAACTTGTCCCAAACGTTAACGCCAGTTACACTAAAGTAGCTTTCGTTAATGCTTTTAACTTCTGTAATGACACAAAAGAAAGTAAAGGCTTTAGTTAATACTAAGTCAATAGCAATAAAATGACCTAGAATGTCTGAAACTACGTACTTTTCCATTAAGAAAATGAACACAATAGCGCCCGAATAAAGTAAAGACTTACTAATTGTGTGGCTTAAACGTCTTGAACGTATAGAAGTCCAGCCAGACTTTTTAACGCTTCGCCAGATACCGAAAGCCGTGTCTAAAATAATAGCTAAAATAGCAACTAAAATAAGGGGCTTAACTGGTGAAAGAATAGCGCACGCCGAAAGAATGAAAATAGATAGCTTAGACTTCATTAAAATACCATTATAGCGTTATTATATCCGTTGTCATTGTAGCGTTGTCCACAACGTCCGTAACAAGTTCCTACGCAGTCGCAAGCCTCTATTTGTGGGCGTAAATCCGTGTCCCTATTTTGTAAGCTGGTGAATTCTGGAAATAGATTTTTGTTAGCTAGCAAATATTTGATTAATCTAGCTTCGAAAAAAGACGCTTTTTGTGCGAAGTGTTCCATTCCAAAAACTACTTCTGTACGACTTACGCTATTTGAGAAGTCGCCGTTTTGAGTTTGCAGACCTTTGTTTTTAAGCTGGTACGAAAGACCGAAAACCGCGTCTTCTGCTGAACGCCAAGCTACGACTGGCTGTATAAAACCTACTAGCGTTTCTTCGTCTGGGTTTAAAGTCTGTGTATTGTACGCGTCTAGTAAGTAGTTATAAAATACACTACCTAGAATAGGTTGCACGCGTAGATCCGACTGCGTTTTAATGTAGGGCGTTACGTCTGTTACGTCTACGTTCGCCGTAATAGGTGTGTTCGTCTTTAAATATGTTTCGGTTATAAAGTATAGCATATTAAATAGGTGTTGCTGGTGTTGCTGTTGGGACTACGTCGCCGCCTTCGATAGGTGCAAGTGACGCAAGCGCTCTAACTTCGTTAGTAGTCATTGTGTTAAGTACCTTTGTCGCTACTAGTGGACTCATTGCATTTAATGCGTCTTGAGTTTTACTAGCGTCGCCTTCTACTTCTACAATTGTTTCGTTAATTATTTGGAAATTCTTTATAGTAAAGTCCGCTTTTTGTTTACATATTGCAAGCAATTCAGTAAAGACTTCTTCGACCATTTCGCGCAAAGGAATAACAACGTTTTTTTCGAAAATAATGTAGGCTTGTTTAATGTCCGCGCCGTTACCTAAAGAACCCGTTGTACGTACACCCATAAGGATTGGATCGATTGTATGCGCAAAACAAATTTGTTCTGTATTTAACCCGCTAGCTTCTTGAAACATTTTGTCGTTTGAGTTAGTCGGAATAGCTTCAATCTTCGGCATTTGTTCGGGACTATTTGAAAAAAATGCGACACCTTTGCCCGCGTTTTGGGCTCCCTTCATTTTGTCTATCGAATCGCGCAACATTTTTTTCTCTTCTTCGCTTTGTGGACGTTTAGGAAACATCATTGCAAACGCTGGGAAAATACTATTTTGAATGTTTGATTTTGCAAAGTAACTAAGTTCGCCAGATAAAAAAGCAAAGTTTAAAGCGCTTGTGTATTGTGGCAATGGGTAATAGTCTTGTCCAATTGCTGGAATTTCGTAAGCGTAAAGCTGGCATTTGTCCGTATTTAACGGGTGGTATTTAGTAACTGGGACTACGTCAATTCTTGAAGCCCAATCGTCGCATAAAAAATAACAATCTTTCGCGCGGTTAATACGAACCTTTTCTGGACTAATATTCTCTACTTTTTTTACTTTATGCTTTTCATCAAAGTGAATCATGAAGTAAACGCGGTTGTGTAAGACAATCTGTTTCGCTACTAACCTAACCGACTTAGCTAGTTTTAGTTTCTTTTCCCACGTGTAAATATCTAACTTTTCTTCTGGTGTTAACTTGTCCGTCTTTAATTGGTAGCCAGCGCCTATAGTAGCGTTAACTTTAAAGTCTACAATAGCCCCGTGTAAAGGCGAAGTAAAGTAAAGCTGGTTTAATGTTTCGGGAAATAGGTTATCTTGACCAAATGGAATGTAGCCAGAAACTTGGTAACGTCCGTTTACGTAAGGTAGCGACAAGTTAGCGTTACCTATCTTACCGAAAGGTGTACTAAACGACTGATAGCCTTCTGAAACTTCTATTTTTTGCTGTTTAAATCTGTCAAAAATTCCCATATTTTATTCATATATAGAAGAAACAGCTACACCGCTTACCACCATGCGCCCTTCTTCGATTAAATTTAGTTCTTCTGTATTCGTGTTTTCGTCTATTACTATGTCTGTTAGGCTTTCGTACACCTTGTAAGTGTACTGACCTTTTAATAAATCCAAGTCTACGCCTTCTTCTAGCGTAAATAGGTTGTATCTGTACGGGTAACTAGACGTATCTGCGCCTATCCAGTATATCGGATCTATAGCCGTGTTAAATTCGTCCTCAAAAACGAATAAATAAAAGGGGTCTACTAACGTTGTTACTTCTGACAGCGTCAAAGCAAACGTATTAACTTGTCCTTTTTCAATGTAAATCATAACTATATTAAAAGTTAAAAGTCAAATGTTCATAAAACAACAAACCCCACCGAATAGGTAGGGCTGTTATAAGTGTTACGTTTCTAGAATGTAACTAAAACCAATTAAACTGTAAGACCAGCAATAACAGTAGGGTCTACTTCGTAAGCTAAACTTTCGTTTTCAGCAGTCAATACTAAAGAGTATTTAGATCCGTCCGCTCTAGCAGTTCCAGAACCTTCTCCGTAAGCTGTTACTTGTAAGAAAGGGAAATACCAATACTTACCATTTGCGTCACCTACGACAGCGTTTAAGTATTGTTGTCCAGCGCCTAAGATTTTAATAGCTTTGCTCTTTTCTTGGTCGCGTCGGTGGAACATTAAGTTAATAGTTTGAGTAACATAAGACGAACCATTTACTAAATCAATAGCGCCTTCTTCTGTAAAGTTACCAGTATTACGTTTGAACTCCAAAGCCACGTAAGGCGTTGTGTGTGTAATAGCGGTTACTTCCCAGTTAGTACCAGTTTCGCTAGTAGTAATTGCAGTAATTTCGTCTTGTTGGTTTATTAATAGGGTGTAAATACCACCGCTATTCGGGTCGCAACCCTTTAGTATTTCTTGTAATGTAGCACAAGCCATGATTATAATTTTTAAAGTTAAAAAAAAGGGGCGGGCGCATTACCCACCCCCGTTATTTAGTTAGTTATTGACTAGTCGAAACAAACGTTGTAAACAACAATCTGGCTAGGGTTCGTGTAAGCGAAACCAGCTTTCAAGTTAGCACGTGTACGGATGTAAGGTTCAGCTACTGAATCTGCAAGGTTAACAGCTTTCAACGCTTTAGCGTCTCCTTCTGCGTCGAATGCGTAGATTAAGTCTGTTTTCAAAGCTAAAACCATAGTGTTAACTGGCATACCTTCTGCAAGAACGATTTTAATACCTAAGAAAGTAGGTGCTAAAGGTGCAGTAACGTAAGTCAAAGTGTTACCAGAAGCCGCAGCAATTTGGTAGTTTACGAATACGTCAGAAGAAACGAACAAACGTAAGTCTGCGCGTTTAGCTTGAACTGCTGCTGGTGACGCTTGTAATACAGCTGTCATTTGAGCCAATACGTTAGATGCGTTAATTGCACCAGCGTAAAGTCCGTTTACGTCTGCATCTGCGCACAATTTTTTCAAGTAACCATCACACAAAGAAAGAACATCGTCTACGCTTTCTGTGTCACCTTGCCAACGGATTAACTCTAAATCATTACCGATACGTCCAGCCATTTCATTCCAGTAGTAAGACATGAAAGAAGCTACGCTAAAGTCTCCGTTAGAACCTTGAGCCATTTGCAAAGCCAAGAAAGACTGCTCTAATTCGAACTGGCAAATTTGAGACATTGCAGATAATGCACAAACGTCGATTGTGATCGCGTCTAGGTTGTCTGTAGGCGCTGCAAAGTTACAAGTAGAAGGCGCTAATAAGTTTCCGAAAGTAACGTTTGCAAGTTTTGTAGCACTCTTAATCGAAGGCAAAGTACGATAATTGTCTGCGATGTCTTCAGTTAAATACGCTTTCCCGTAAAACTCGTCTGGGTTTGGACACAATAACGCGTTAGTATCTACGTCAAGGTCAAATTTTAAATTTCTAATCATTGTTATTTGTTTTTATTTGTTTTTAAATTGTTACTTATTGAATGCGCGAAACGCTTTGAATTTGTCGAATGCTGACATCTTAACGTCTTTAGCCATTTCCATGTCTTCTGCTTCTTCTTCTTTTACTAGAAGTTCTTCCATTTGGTTTTTCAAGTCTGCAATCATTGCAATAACCGCGTTAACGTTTTCTTCGATAACTGGTTTAACGATAGCTAAAATAGCTTCGGTGTCCATTGCTGGATCAATAGCCATTTCTTCTTTGACTTCTTCTTTAACTTCTTCTTTCTTTTCTTCTACGACTTCTTCCATAGCAACTTCTTCTTTTACTACTTCTTCTTCTGTAGTTTTTTCGTCTGCCATTTCGACTTCTTCTTTTTCTACTTCTTTAATTTCGATTACTTCGCCATCTTTGACAACGTAAATCTTGTCTTCGATGCGGTGTTCTCCGTCTGGTAATTTCATTGTATATTTGTTTAAGTGTTTGCTTAATTTCATTCCTAGAAAACCTTCGATAGAGAATCCTAGTTTTTCGTTTTTTACTAGTTCGTTATAGTAGTCTACGTCTGTAACTTGTGCCGTTAGCATAAGCGTACCTTTTGGAACTTCGATTCCGTAGGTAGTATAGGCTTTGTCTTGTTTCGGGTTTTCTACTATCCAGCTTTCGAGAATATACGCTGGGACTTCTTGACTAGGGTCATGCTCTAGGTTAAAGACGTTCTTATTCGAAAGGTCTTTCATGAACTTGACGTAGATTTGTTCGATTGTGTTTTCGTCAAATTGTACGTAATAGTCACCCGCTTCGTCGTCGCGTCTGTAGATTTCCATAGGAATCATTGCGGGCGCTGTTACTCTATATTTAAGTTCGTCTGAGAAAAAACGTTTTGTAGCATTTGCGAAAGCCATGCCTTTTACTTTAATTGCTGGTGAATCAGTAAACGCAATTTGTTCTATTCCTAATTCTTCGCCGTCTGAATATTCGGGGTCAATTGTAATTTTGTAAATAGGTAGGTCTTTCAACATAACCATATTAAAAAAAATGTATATTTGTTCAAAATTTATATTATGGTAGAAATATTAGGAAAAGAAATTCCGAACGAAATGAATGAAATGACTATTCAGCAGTTCGAAGAAATTACAGAAATTCACGCTAACGACAAGCTAGACGTAATCGAAAAACATTTAGAGGTCTTTAAATTTATGGGTGTACCAGAAGAAATAGAAGACGTAGACTTTGAGGTTTTTAAGGAGTACATTAGCAAATTCAATACGGCAAAAGTTCCCAGTTCAGAACTATTAAAGCGTTTTGAAATTGACGGCTTTACATACCAAGCGTACGACGAAGACTTTAAACTAACTGCAAAGGACACGAAGACAATTGAAAAGATTTTAGCTAATAAACATAAAGGCTACATTTCAGAAGTTCTAGCGGTCTTGTTTAAACGAACGGACTTAACTAAAACCGAACACTATACAGACGCACACATTAAACAGAAAGCTAAATTGATTAGAGAATTAAAAGCCGAAGTTGCCGTGCCTTACTTAGTGGCTGTAGCTAGTGCAATTAATAACCACGTAGAAAAAGCAAATGAAGCTGCCAACGGGTTGGAACAAAATTAAACTTTACCAGTTTAAAGAACTGCGACAAATTGACAAAACAGCGGGCTATTTTTCTTTTCAGTTAGATAGCCTTGCTGTTTTATTAGACGTACCTAGCGAAGACTTAGAAGACCTAAGCATAGATGAAATAACGTCCATGTACGAATCTATTAAATGGTACCAATCCGAACCAAAAAAGAACTATAAACACGAACTGGTTTTAGAAGAACAAACGTATATACTACAGCCGTTTAAAAAACTTACGTTATTTGAGTTTATAGACCTTGAATACTTTCTTACAAACGACTATATAAACCACATTTCGCATATAGCTAGTGTATTTTATAGACGCGTAGACGCGGACAAATGGCAAAACGTAGAATTTGAGCCGTATATATTTAGTCCCTTTGATCGTTACGAACTATTCGACGACCTTTACGTAACAGAAGTATACGGCATTTTGACGGATTACATGAAGTACCGCGAAGACTTTATGCAAAAATATGAACATTTGTTCAATGAAACAGACGACGAAGACGACGAAGAACAGCTAGACGTCAAGGACTTTGATTCTATAGAAGACTATAAAGCTAGTCTAGAGCAAAAAGAACAAGGTAAGCGCTCTAAAAAATGGGGCTGGGAGGCTTTATTGTTTGACCTTTGCGAAGGTGACCTAACCAAAATAGAAGAAATAGGCAAACTGCCTTTGATATTCGTTTTTAATATGCTGGCAATGCGTAAAGAAATGGGTTACTTAGAAGCCTCTAAAGGTTAGGTTTGCGTTAAATTCACCGCCGATAGGTTCGAACGTGTAAATAATACTTTGCTTTTGACCTAGAATGTTAGCTACTTGTAAGATAGGGTAACGTTGCGCCATCCATTCAGTATACTGCTGAAATATTTCTTGTGTCGTTCCGTTATTTTGTAGGGCTTCTGTTAACTTAGCGCATAAATCAAACGCCGCCATATTTACAGTCCCGTTGTTTAGAAAGCCAAAATAGTACATTGCTAATATTTGTATTTCCAATTCGCCTAGTGCGGGAATCTGCGCGTTAATTCTAATCGAATCGTATAGCGCGCCCGTGTCTATTAGCGTTTCATCTGCAATAATACGGCGCAAAGTCTGCGCTATTTTATTACGCGTCTTGTATTTTATATTGAAAACCCCGTTGTTAGCGTACGCCATTATTCAGATTTTAATGCAGTTACAAACAAATTAATGTCGGTAAATTGAACGTTGTTAATAGTGCATGAAAGGTCAAGTAAAATTAAACCTTGAGTAGTTCCAATTAAAACTTGGCTTTCGCTAATTACTTCGTTTTCTCCTTCGAAAGTATATTCAATTGAATTGAAAATAAATCCGTTTTGTATTGTTGTTATGTTATACATATAAATCAGCTTTTGAATTTACCCAAGTACCCCCATCATTTACATTGACAGAACTAATTGCAAAAATTAAATAATTGTTTTGTGCTTTATTAAATGTGAATGTAAATCCACTATTTGAAGTAAAATCTTGTCCAAATTGGTTGCTTGTTCCAAGTCCATAGGCAGTTGTAGTTTTTACTGGAAAATTTCTAATAAATCCACTCCATTGTTGACCACTTGAAATTTGACCACTCCGACCTATTAATGTCGCACCAGTTAAACTATTGGTTGTATTTAAATAAAGCCAGCCCAACACACCACCGCCAGAACCCGAAAACGTTCTATATAACGTGGCGTTAATTTGTAGCACAAAATTTGTGTTTGTGATTGTGTTTGCGGGAATATATAAGCTATCAGAAATAGCAACTGTTTGCCCAAGTATTTCAATACCACTAAATGAGTTGGCTAATTTTGTTGGGTATGTCGCGCCACTTATTGTCAAGTTACCACTACCTAAAACAGAACTCCCGTTAATTGTTTTAATATTAGTTCCAGAAATTAAGCCGTCTTGTTTATTGTTAAAAGCGTTCCAGTCGCCAGTGCTTAAATAGCCGTCGTCTGCTGCACCAGCTTGCGTAATTGCTATGTCTGGCGTACTACCACCAGTAGAACTTAAAGGCGCTGTAGCTGTTACGTCTGTTACGCCACCACCACTAGCCCCGTCTATTATTTCTTGACCCGTAATTGATTTCGAAACATAACCAGACCCGTTAAACTCAGAAATTTCTACTAAGTCTGTAGAAGCTAGGTTAGCGCCTTTCGCTGGTAATTGACTTATTTTAATATTTGCCATTTATTCAATGATTAATTTATCGTTATTTTCTGTTATTCGTGCGTCCGTGTTTTCGGTTACTCTAAAAACAAACAAGCTAGAACCTTGACTATAAAGCCAGCGCGTTGTATTATAAAGTGAAATAGCAAAGCCGTACATTACCCTAAAACTAAAACTACAGAACCGCTGTCTATTCTTACATTACTAAACTGCAATGCGTCTAACGGCGTTATAATTGCACCCGCTTTAATTGCTATCGTTGGGTCTGCTAAATAGGTTGCTTTCGCGTCTATTCCATTTACTCCGATAGTTTGAAAAATAGTGTCTTCTAAAACTACGATAGCGTCTATTTTTTTTGTTAGGTTAATATCGGAATTCAAAATAAAAGTTCCGTTATTACCCGCTAATTCTCCTAATAAATTACTACTCATAACTATATTAATTTTAAATCGTGTTTAGTTCCCTTTTAAAGGGACAGCGCAATCTGTCCAGTTGTTTACTGAATAGGTCGCAGTCATTACCCAGCCAGCGCAATAGTCTAGTAAATCGTTATTTAACGGCGTAAAACTAGGTATGTCTATAACGTCAAAGGCGTAATTATTAGAGTTTATAAAGTACGTGTAAAGATCGTATAGAATTTGCTGGCAATCCGAAAGGATTACGTTAATGTTAGCGCGGTCTTTTTGGATTATATCAAAGCAATATATTTCTAAAGTAAAATCGTTCGTGTTTTCAGTAGGCAAAGCGCTTACTGGGACGATATATACAATAGGGTACTTTTCGTCTTTAGTAGCGAAGTTAAACATTTGCTCTTTGAAGTCCGAACCTACTTTTTTTACTTGAATATGGTTGTCGTAAAATGTAGTTATTTCGTTTATTAGTGCTTGATAGCTTGTCATAGTTCCGCAGATTTTTTGATTTTATCTATTTTGTTTTGTGTGTTAGTTATGTCCGTTTCACTAACAACAGCAGTAACGACCATATTTTGATTAGAGTTAACAGAACCTTGACCGCCCGCAGTATTTAAGTTGTTACCTTGTCCGAACATTTGAGTAGCTGGCGAAATAGCCGTAACGCTAGTAGATGACTCAGAACCACCGCCACCGCCACCACCGCCAGAAACAGACCCGCTAGGATTAGATAACAAACTTTTTGCTTTTGCTACGTTGGTTATAATTTGTAAGATTCCGCTGGCGTATTGTGCAATCCCAGCAGCGCCACCAGTAACCGCGTTAAGCGGGTTAGATTGTGACATAGCAACTAACGAACTGATAGCCTTAGCCGTGTCAATTCCGATTTGAACTAACGCTTGTGCTTTGTTAAATTTCTCTAGTTTCTTCTGATCCTTTATAAACATTTCGCCTATTGTGCCTAAGCCCGTAGCAATGTCTTGACTAAATTGTATTTTAGAATCCCGTACACCTTTAGCTTTGTCTATTTCTGCTAGTGCGTACTTAGCGTTAATTTTGTCTTCTTCTTCTTTTTGTTTCGCTATTAAATCGGTTGTGTCTTTTCCGTATCTTTCGTATTGTGCTTTTAATTCGTCGAAATGATATTGATTAGTCTCTAGTTCTTTTTGTTGGGCGCTAAGTTTAGACTGGTAAATTTGTTCGTCTAGTTCTTCTGACTTTAAAGCTTCGGCTTCATTAAACGCTTTGAGTTGGTCGGCTTGTCTTTTTTGGTCGGCTAGTTTTTCGTCGTCAATTTTCTTTTGCTTTTCTATTTCCGCGTCTGTATAGCCCTTGTTAATTTTATCAATTTCTAATTGTTTCGCTTTCTCTAGCGCTGTAGTGTCTTGTTTATACTTTACAGCTTCTGCTATTAACGCTTCGTATTTCGTTTTAACGTCGTCTACTTCTACTTGTTGTTGGGTTTTAGTTGAATCGGTTAGTAACTTGTTAGCAGAAGCAATTTCTTTTTGAATGTCTTCTGTCGCCTTTTTAATAGCGTCTTTCTTTTCTTTCCAACGTGCTGCGGCTTCGCGTGCTGCATCTGCTGCGGCTTGTGCTGCTGCTTTTGCTTCTTCTTCTGCGGCTTTCTGCGCGGCTTCTCTTTGCTTTCTGTACTCCTCGCGTTTTGCTGCGGTTTCACGCATTAAAATTAACATGCGTTCGCGGGATCCTTGACGGATTGTAATGTTTTCCGCGTTAATAGAGTCGCGTAGTTTCTTACGTTGTTCTTTATTGTCGTCGTTTGCAATGGCGTTCAATGCTTTGAGTTCCATCATTTGACGATTACGTCGTAACTTAGCCTCGTTTGTTAGGGCTTTCGACTTTTCTAGTTCTAGTTTAGTAGTGTCTTTTCCGTTAATTTTAGCCTTTTCTATTTCGTAGTCATAAGACGCCCCTACAGATTCCGTTCTTCTTTTACTAGACTCTATTATTTCTTCGTTAGCTTTTGCTATACGTTCTGCGTTTTCTTCTGCGGCAAAACTTGTTAAACCTAACCAGTCGGTAAGCATTTTAAAGCCGTCAATAATAGCGTTAATTGGCGCCATGATTGTGTCGATAACCGCACCTAGTACACCTATTTTATTTAAGAACGCGCCTATAGCTACGACAATAGCAGTAATAACCGCCACTAATAAAAACAACGGGTTCGCTAAAATCTGCGCGCCTAGTTTAACAAACGCGCCACCCATATTTTTTACAGTTCCAGTAATACCTTTAAGCGCCCCGCTTATATCTGTCTGGCTTAACTTACCTAAGTTACTTGCAAATGCTTCTGACTTCTGGCTAGCTTCTTCAAAGTCTAGACTCATTAAAGAGTCTTTAATACCGCCTAAGCCGTTGCTTACTTGTTCAAACTTTGAACCACTAGCGAAAACGTTTACCGCGTCGTTAGCGTCTTTTATTTTGTCCGATAGTTCACCCGCTTTCATTGCGAGCGCTTCCATTTGTGCGGGGTCTGTAGCGTTTGCTAGTTCAGCTTTTAAGGCGCGTAGTTCGGCTTTCATCGAACCGACGCCCGTAAGCTTTAGTGGTATCGTTACTTCATTCATAACTATATTACCTTTTTAGTAGGTTCGAATTTCTAGAGTTGTATTATTTAGTACGTCGTCTTGATGTGAATGTCCGCTAGTTCTACAAGTTACTATTACTATATTTCCGTCCGTGTTTATGTACGCACTAGTTAAGAAGTCATGTTCTACGTTGTTAATCATTACGTAAGTCGCGGAAAAGTCGTAAGGCGTTTCTGGCGTACCTAAGTATTCACCAGCCCCCGTTCTAGTCCATGTAACTAATTGACCCGTGAAAACGTTTGCTTCTGGTGCGTTCGTTCCCGTTTGGGTTAGGTTAGCAATATAACCGCTTATTTGAGTAGCTACGCCGTTAATTCGTGGCGTAATTAGTCCGTCTTCGTTTAACGTGTTTTCGTCGCCTATAATCATTCCGCGAACGTTCTGCGCTACCATGTTACGCGTGCCGTAAATAGCTACGTTTGCACCCGCTAGAATTACGTTATTCGTTTGCATTGCCGACGACATAACAGAAGTTAAAGCTACGCTGGTAGTTGTGCTGGGTGCTGGGTTACCGCTTGCAGTTTGAAACGGCGCTAAATCTATTTCAGTGTCTACGCTTATTAGTTCGACTTTTGTTAACTGGTTTAAACCCGCGTTATAATCTATAACCTTGTTAATATTCCACCATGAATTGTCAATACGTATTTTGTCGTTAAGTTTTAAACTATGTATGTCGCGTTCGTCTAGTTTAAAGAATGCCGTAAGCATTTTACCGACGTTTATTTGATTGATCGTACGACGCCAGTACATGTTAAACAAAGTATTGTTAGTAAGTGTCGCTGGATTGTAATAGTAAAAGTCGCACGTTCCGAAATTAATGTCAAAGGTTGGTGTGTTCGCATCGTCGAAATGGGTAATAGCTGGGTACGTTGCTATGTTAAAAGTTCCCGTTGTCCCGTTAGCTACTAAGTTCCATAGTCCGCAAGGTTGTTCGCCGCCGTCGTAAAGTATTCTTATGTTCGTTTTAGGCGCTTGTCCGTCAATCATTGGAACGATAGCCCCGAAACTAGTTTTTGTTATGGGTGTAGGGCTAAAGATTATTTCCTTTGTGTCTACGTCGCGTACGTATTCCGAATCGAAAATGTATTCTTGTTGCCCGTATATTTCATCCGTGCTTTGGTAGTACAATTGGTTCGGTTCGTCTTCGTCTTGTTTGTAGGTTAGTATTAAACGTTTGTTTGTAACGTCTGGCAAAAACTCTAGGTTTTGTTCGCGGTCTTTTGCTAGTTTATACGTCCAGTCTTTCTGCGCGCCGTTGTCGTAGTATTCGTCGCGGTGTCTTAAAATAATGTTATTCGGTTGTTCTGGGTCTACGTCTGCAAATAGGTTGTACATTTGAAAAATAGACTTAACAAAGTCCGCTTGTTTAATCTTTTGCGGAACGTATTCGTTCATGTTTAAGAACCCAGAAATAACAGCCGTGTTACTATTCGGGACTATTTCTACTTGAATACTTACTATGTCTATATTAACGTCTACTTGTGCAGCGGTTCCAGATGAATCCCGCCAGTAGTCAAAACCTAATTGCCAAGACGATGCGGAAATACCAGTACGCATAGTTAATAGGTCGCCAGTCGTAACGTAACTAGACGGCGACATAGTGACAGCATTACTATAACTTCCAAATATGCTAAGTCCAGACGCTATGTCTGTATTAATGTTAATAGGCGTTAAGTTGGCTTGTCCCGTGTTTACTCCATTGTTACGGGCTTGCAAAATAGGCGTGAACACTTTGTTAACTGGCTGGTATGCGCCATTCACTAGCTTGTAAGGTCGTACGGGGTTAGCGCCCGTATTGTTAAACTTAACTTCGTAAGTAATTGTAATATTGAATTCGTAAGACTGCGAGGCTAAAGGATCCGTGTTTGTCGGTGCAGTGTAAACGCCCGTTAATGGGTTAAAGATATTTTGGTCGTCTTGTATTTCAGTCCAGCCGTTTATTAAAGTATTAAAAGAAATAAAGCTACCATTAGATAGCTGCGTTTGTGTAGTCTCAAAAGAGTTGTTAGCTTTTACTTTAAAGTCGTTCCAGTCTATTACGTTTTCGTCGCCGTTGTATGGGATTAAAAGTTTATCAAACCTAGCTTGCACTATGTCGTCCCATTGGTATGTGTAGCCAGCGTTGCTAAAGATGCGGTCAAAATAAGTCTTCGCATAGATAGCGGGTTTCATTTTCCTTATGTGGTAGTTATTCGTGTTTGTGGTCATGTAAGGTAAGACATACTTGTACCCGTCTGCTATCGTATTGTTAAACGTCGAAACAATTCCAGCGCTTGTTTGAAAGTGGTCAAGGTCTGAAAAGTCTAGGTCATTTAGTTCCTTACTATTCATTGTTGTAAATAGTTCGGCTTTCGTGTCTTTTATCAACACTTCGTAGTTAACAACTTGTTCGTGTGCGTCCGTCAACTGCTGTTTGTTTACATTCACCAACTGCAAAAGCGCATTGTCTAAAATGACTACGTTATTTTGTACGACTTGACATTTAGTTAACTTAGTTATGTCAAACGTTCCCGCGCTTATGTTAACGTCGTAGTAGTGGTTTAATAGTTGATTATTGTTATCAGTTCCCGCTAGTACAATCGTCTTACTAAACGTACCGCTACGCTTTGATATGTCGCGTATGTCCCCTACTGAAAAGTTAAGCGGAAATTGTACGTCTTGTCTTACGTCTAGAACGCCAGTTTCTAAAACTATTTTTACGTTATTAACCATTTACGTTGTCGTTGTTTGCTAGTTTAACTGAAATGCTTTGTTTGATTAGGTGCTTGTTACGTTGTTTGTAGACTTCGAAGCTGTTGTTTTGTACGATGCAAGGAACGTAAGCCGTACTTTCTGCGACGTGTATAGGGCATCCGTCTTCATCTAGGACTAGTTCGCCGTCTTCTGTCGTTACGTATTGAACTAACTTTAAAAACGTTTGAGGCGAAGTTATCAGTTCTTGGAAATAGTCCGACATGTTTTGAGTCATCCAGTTGGTGTTTAACTCTAGCGTCTTAGTCACGTTAATATTGAACGTGTTAAATCCGAATTCTTCGTAATTGTAATTCCAAGCGCCCGCTTTAACGTAGCCTTGTACGTCTTTGTTAAATTCGTCGCGTGTAACGTCGCCTCGTTCGTAACTCTTTAGCTGAAATGCAAAGCTAGAGAATGACCCTAGACGATCTAAGAAACAAATATGATACTCGTTAATCTGAACGCGTCTGTCTACGTTTACTCTATACTTAACGGACTTCTGTCCCGCGTCTTCGTACCAAAAGTCGTAATAGGTTGTATCGTCTTTTAACATTGGTAGCACGCCAGTAATAGGCGTCAAAGCGCCGTAATTGTTACAGCCAACAGCCACACTTACTATTGAATCGTTATTCACTACGTTTTTGCTGTACGTGTCGCCGTCGTTATTTTGAAAGTAGATTTTATTACCTACTACAGCCCTTGCGTTTATAAATAGGTCTTGTCCTAGTGTACAATAAAAGTCCGTCTTTGGCTGGTTCGTTAGCCATTGCTTAGTAACGCCGTCTAGTGTGTAGTCGTTAAAATTGTACGTAACCCAGTCGACCCACGTAAATGCCCCGTTAAATACTCTTAGGTTTGTAATAGTAGTTATATTGTATGTCACTACCTTTTGTTGATTCGCGTAGTTAATAACGCCGTCTATATTCACGTTCGTAATTGAACTGAAAGGAACGTTAACGTCAATCCAAGTTCCCGACACGGCTATAATTGTGTGCAGTCCCTCTAGTAATGGGTTAGCCACACCGCCGTCATTTTGTGTTATGTTTATTTGGTCTCCTACTTGAAAGATGTTAGCTACGTTAATTCGTGTATTCGTACCGCTGTTAGTTAGCGCAGACGTGTAGGTAATTTCGTACAAATATTCTTCGCCTATATTTACTTGGTAGTTCTTGTAACTATTTGGCGCGGCTTTG